TTCTCATCCAGGGAAGCCCCGACGTTGAACGAGCCTATTTTTGCACCGGATCCACCTGTGAAGGCGGGCTCGACTTCCGTCCAGGAAGCCCCAGTCGGACAGCCCCAGTCCGCGAGCGGCACTTCCGTCGCGTACTCTATGACCGATGATGTGACCGGGTGCGCAACGTTCGAGTCGACAATCCATCCGACCGTGACCGCCATCGCGTTGCCCTGTGGTTTGGCCGTGGCCTCCGTGATTCGCGGAGCGTAGGGTACGGCGTACACGATTCTCGTGTAACTCCATCCGTTGTTACGGTGACTCGGGTCGTGTGCTCTGATTCTGATCCAGCGCGTGTATGACGCCTGGGACAGAACTGTCGACTTCGACGTGTCGTCGATGTTTAGCGTTCCGGAAGCAGCTGACCTGACGCCCGCCGTCCATCCGTACTCGCTCCGAGACCAGTTAAGCTTTGCTCCGTTCGTCTCGTTGCATTCCTTAATCAGCATGCTCTCGTATTCTATCTCCATGAAGGGATAGTGGCTTCCTGCGTCTGCATTCGCAACGCTCCAGGAGAAGTTGCTCGAATACCTGTAGCCCTCTACCCTGGCCGCCCAGACTGACGGCGCGGGTGGTATGCCCAGATTGAATTCGCAAGTCGCCCAGTCGGACATGCTCGGGTTTATGGTCTTTTTCTTTTTGCCGGAGCCTTTCGTGTACTTCTTTCGATTTCCACGAACGCGAAAAGCGAAGCCAGTGATTCCTGTCGGTAGGGTTGGTGCTAATACTGTTTTTTGTGTTGTTGTTATCCCTACTTGCAGAGGCCCCCAGGCACCCGGGATGTACCTGAACTGGAATTGCTGCCCTTGCGCGTAGTCGCTGTCGCCGAGTTTCCATTTGCAGAGAAAGCTGCTTCCGTTTCGGGTGATACTTAGCCCTGTCGGCTTTTTTGTTTTTGCCATTATATTGTCCTCATTTTCATTTTCAGCTGGCGCGCGAGTCTGTTCGCGTACTCTTCTGGATTTTCTGCACCGTTTACTGTGACGTTAATTGTTATGTTATTACCGCCGCCCATCTGCATTTCGTCCATCTTCCTCCAGAACTTATCCAGCGGAACGACTGCCTCGGGTCCTGCTTCGCCGACACCTACGACGGAAGGACCGTCGAAGATACCGCCCTTTGCGTACCAATCAATACCGAGACTTGGTATCTTACCTTTGAGCAGGTCGCTGAATTTCCATCCCTTCGGTTTGACCGTGAAATGCGGAAGTTTTATTTTCGGCAGCTTAAAGTCAAAATTGAAAAAGCCTTTTATCTTGTCGATGATTCCTTTGATTACGTTCTTGGCGGTTTCAATTGGCGAGGTTATCGCCTTCTTGATACCGTTCCAGACCGACGTTGCCGTCGACTTGATACCGTTCCATACTCTGGAGAGCAGAGATTTGACCGCGTTGATTGGCGTCATGACGGCCGTTTTAATAGCGTTCCAGACTGCCTTCGCCGCGCTCTTCAGTCCATTCCAGACGGACATCAGAGCACTCTTGATTCCGTTCCAGACGGAAGTCGCTGCACCTTTGATTCCATTCCATAGGCCCACGAAGAAGCTCTTCAAGCCGTTCCAGATTGATACTGCCGCACCTTTGATTCCGTTCCAGATTCCGACGAAGAAGCTCTTGATTCCATTCCAGACTTTCGTCGTTACTTCTTTGACTTTCGCCCATAGGTCAGCAAAGAATTTTTTTATTGTGTCCCAGTTCTTGACGATTATCATGATCGCCGCGATTGCCAACGCCGCGATTATCATCCACGGATTTGTCATTAGAATCTTAACGAGTCCGCTGAAGGCTGACCCGATCGCCTTGAATCCGGTTGCGAGGAGCGGGCCCAGCTTGATGAGTGCTCCGATTCCTATCGCCATTTTTCCGATTATCATCAGGAGCGGACCTATCGCCGCGACAAGGACTAAAACTGTGGCGACTATCTTCTGCGCAGTTGGCGAGAGATTGTTGAACCAGTCAACGAGTTTTTGGATTCCTTCTGCAACTTTCAAAATCATCGGAGCGAGCGCCTCTCCGAGGGATGTTGTTGCGACGTCAAGCGAAGATTTCAGCTTCTCGAGTGAGCCGCCGAAGCCCGACATCATAGCTGTGGCCATTTCCGAGGTTGTTCCCTCTTCCTGGAGCGATGTGCTGAGCGACTGGACGTCTGCCGGAGCTGTGCCTATCAGCGCGAGCCAGTTCGACATCTGGTTTTTTCCGAATATTGCGCTTGCTGCCGCGACCTGTTCCGACTTACTCAGCTTGCCGAACGCGTTGTGCAGGTCTTCCTGAATCTGCGCCGAAGTCTTCATGCTTCCGTCTGCGTTAGTCACGGACAGGTGGAGTTTGTCCATCATGTCCTTCGCTTGCTTACTCGGTGAAACGAGACGAGCGAAGCCCGTTTTCAGCGCGTTGGCTGCAACGTTGGCGTCTATACCTTTGTTGGCCATGACGCCCATGTACAAAGCCGCGTCGTTGACGTTATATCCTGCCGCCTTGAATACAGGAGCCGCGATTGACATCGACTGCGAGAGCGAATCAATGTCCAGCGCCGAATTGTTACAAGCGTTAGCGAAGACGTCTGCGTAGTGAGACGCCTCGTCAAAGGACCCTCCGAAGCCGTTTATCGTGGCCACGAGTCCGGCTGATACGACATCGAGGTTTCCACCTTCACCTGCTGCCAGGTTCATTGATGGAGCGAGCGCGCTTGCCGCTTCCTCTGCTGTCAGACCCGCTCTTGCGAAGTTGAGCGTTGCCGTTGCAGCTTCGCCCATTCCGTAGGTCGAATTGGCGGCCGCGTCCTTCATCGCCTGATTAAGTAGCTCGGCCTGTGCCTTTGAGTTCCCCATTGTCTTGTTGGTCAGTTGCATGACCTTGTCGACCTCGGCGAATTTCTTCGCTCCGACCGTCCCGGCTGCCGCGATTGGCACCGTGACGTACTGCGTCATGTTCCTGCCGACGTTGACCATTCCTTGTCCGACCTTCTGGAACTGTGAGCCGAGCTGGTCGAACTTGGCGTTGTTCAGCTTCTTTTGCTCCTGCTCAAAGTGTTTTAGCTTGCTCTCGGTCTCGATGATTTCGCGCTGCAGCTCCATGTAGTCCTGACTTGTCTTGTCGACTGCCGGGTCGTCGTCGAGCTGAGACTGTGTAACCTTGAGCGCGCTCAGCCTCTGTCTTGTTTGCTCGATTTTCTGCGCGAGTAGCGTCTGCTTCTGCGCAAGCAACTCTGTGTTGCCCGGGTTGAACTTTAAGGCTCTGTTGACCTGATTCAGACTCTTATCGACCCCTTTGGCCTTGCTGTCAATGTCCCGCAGGGCTTGACTCAGCTTCGTGGTCTCGCCGTTAAATTCAATTGTGATACCTTTGACGGTTGCGCCGATTGCCATCTGTTTATCCTCTTAACCGAAGAAGGCGTCCCAGTCTGCCTGTGTGGCCTTCCTCTTCGTTACCTTTTCCTTTTTCTTGCTCCTGCCGTCCTGATTGTCCGACTCATGAATCCGATTCCATTCCGTGCAATAGTCGACTATCTGTCCGAGCTCCATTCTGCGGAGCGCGGCCATGTCTAACCCTCTGTCGATTCCTGCGATTGTGAGTCTGTCAGTTGAGACTGGTTCAGACTCTTCATCCCTTTCAGCAGTTTCGTGTAGGTTTTTTTTTGCGTCGAAGCCTCGATTATCATTTTCAATGCTTCCGGAACTATTTTTTCAAGCGGGAATGACTCGAACTTGTTCAGCCACTCCTTCGGTGCCGGAAGTGTCTCGTCTGCGTTCTTTGCCATGCTCCAGACGATGTTAGTCAGAGTCGTGAACTGAAGCCCCGACAATTTGATGAACGCGTCCGTTAAAATGTCGTCGTCTGAAGCGTCGAGAATCATTCTCAAGTTGTGCGTGCCGATAGAGCCATCAGGCGACGCCTTGACGACTTCCAGAGCCGCGCTCATTGCCGCTTCGATTGCGGGCATTAGTACAACGAGGATGTCGTGTCCGAAGTTTTCTTGATAGGTGTAAATCCAGCCGAACGAGCTGTTTAATTCTATTTTTTCTCCTGTTTCCAGGTTTATTGTCTTAATCATTCTTGTTCACTCCTTGTTCAATTCTTAATTTCTGATATGGAAAAATGAGACCGCCGGGGATCCCCGACGATCTCTTTTTCCTTGTATGAGGTTAGTGTTATGAGAATATGTCTGCTCAATTATGCACTCACGGGCAGAGCCGGAACTGGCGGAGTCGTGAACATTGTGTTGTAGACTGCGTCTGTCGGCGCGTACGAAACGCGGGTGATTCCGGTTCCGTTATCTCCGTTAACTGTGAACGGAAGAGTTGCCGTCTGCGGTTCTGTGCTGTCCTCTGTTGTGGCGTGCTCTCTTGTTATCTGTCCGAGGCTGATGTTGTAGAGAATCATTCTGCGGTTTTCTACGTCTCCGTCAGCCTGGAACATCATATAAACGGCCTTGTTCTGCTGACCCTTAATCTGGGCGATTCCGCCGTCATCCAGCCTGATGTAGTTCATGAAGGCGATTTTGAAGTCATCGTCGAAGAGAGCGTTCTCTACTTCTCCGGAATAGCCGTTGTCGGAGTAGCCGCTCCAGAAGACTCTGTTGTCGGCGTAGAACTTGTTCTCTTCGGATTCTGCCTCGAGAGAGATGTTGACCGTTCCCGGAACGTGCATTGGAGTTCCGAGAACGACGTTCCCCTCTTCGTTAACCGTGTAGGTTCCGAAGCGCAGGTTGCTGACGCCGAACATTACCTTGTTTTTAGCCATTGTAATATCCTTTCCGGAAGACGTCATAATAGATGACGTGAAGGTCTTGGTCTGTTATGTATTCGTCTTCACTTTTTTCATAGAAAAAAGAAGCGTCGGTCAGAGCCTGCTCGATCTCTGCTTCCGCTTCCTCGTTTTTAGTCTTGAAGTAGTATTCGACCTGATAGATGTTCTGCTTCTTGTAGAGCTCATTGTCTGCCTTGAACTGGACCTGGCCGCCGCCCAGGTAAACTATGAAGGGCGGGTCCTGGTCCGTTGCAAAATGGCTGTACGCGGCAGGAATCCCGGTCGATTGCAAAACTTCGTAAATACTATCTTGTGCGTTGCTCATTTTATAATTTCCTCATTAGCTCTGCGAGTAGTCGCGCGTTGCCGAACTCTTGCGCTTTGGAGATGTGTGGCTGCGCAGCTGTACGCTGTTTGCCTTTGCCTGCGCCGAATTGGTTCCTTACAACGTGGCCCTTCTCCAGCAGATGTGTCAGCCTGTAGTGCTTGCGGTTGTATATAACAACAGATAAGCCGCCGAGCTTCATCGCCTTCTTGGCCGTCCAGCCTCTCGCGTATTTCCCGGAGCCCGGAGCCTTTGGCGAGAGAGACTTGACCTGTGTGACCGTTTCTCTCGCGACCTGGTTGTAGGTCTGCTCGATTGTCTCGAAGGCTTCCCTTTCATATTCTTGCAAGATTTCGTTCAATTGTTCCGCAACTGACTTACTCATTCCCGATTCTCCTCCCGACCGTGAGCTCGATTGCGTTGGCGTCCTGCGGCATTTGCATGCCGACGGCGTTGTGGCCCATCGAACCGCGGTCTCTGTACACTCTAATGACGGAGTAAAGCTCGCCGTCTATATCGACGAGCTTCTCTCCTTGATACTCTGCGAAGTCGCTCAGGCGGACGATATATTCCGGATGAAGATTCGCCGTTGCTGCCGAATAGAATTCCGAGCGTGTCACTCCGTGCAGCTGACAGAGCACTTCCCGCTCGACCGTTACTTCGACCGGGTTCCCGTACTTGTCGCGCCCGTGTTCCTCTTTGTGAATCAATTTGACTGCGTGGTCCATCGTCTATCCCTCCTCCGTCTGAGCCATCTTCTGACCGAATACGAGATTGTTGAGAGCACGACGAACCATCTGAGGCATGGGCGCCTGTGTGTCTCTCCTGCGCCACATCCAGGCCGAGTATATGATGATGACCTGGCAGTGCCGGGCGTCCTCGAGGTCAAGCGTAGCACCTGCCGCCTTTATTGATTCAATCGAGCTCGCGATTATCTGATCCAGCCGGGCGTCGTAGTTTCTGACCGTCAGCCCGAGGTCTATTTTTAGCGACTCTCTGATTTCTTGATTCGTCATTGCTCCCTTTCTCCTTTAACTTCTTTTATGCGCTTTCTGTGTTTGCTCTGTCCGGCGCAAAATTGATTGTTGTTGTCGGATTCACGTTGTTGATGTTCATGATTCCAAACGCTTCAGCGATTGAAGGCTGGCCGTCATAGCGAGCTGTGCCCTTGAAGACGGTTCTATCCTGGATGAATTTTGCATGCTCGGAACTTGCGAGAGTGATTCCTCTTCTTTCGCCCAGCAGGTAAAGGTCGAGGTAGCCGTAGGCGATGTCGCCGTCAGCCATAAACTCAAGCACTTCTACAACTCCGCCAGCAACTGGCATTGAGCCTTCCATTCCGGAGACGATTGCGCCTGCTGCGTTAATTGACAGGCCCTCTGCCTTCAGCTGTGTGTAGGTTGTCTCGTTCATTATCCAGACCTTCTGTCCTCTTGCGTATTTGCCCTTGGCAGCTGCGGAGTCCTTCAGGATTTCAGCGAAGAGCTCGATTCCTGTCTTTGTGAACTTCTTGATGTTAGTTGTGTGAAGATCGACCCAGGTTCTCGCTGTGTCCGGATAGTCGCTCGGCTTGGCTGTCTGTGCAAGTCTTGTAACGAATCCGAGCGGCATTCTTGTTCCCAGGCCGTAAACGATAGCCTTGTCGAGCGCGTAGCCGATAGCCTGTCCGAGTGCTGTCAGAAGCTCGTCTGCCAGGTTGATGTCGGAATCCTCGATGTTGGCGTTGCATACGTCGAAGTAGCCGCCGACTTTCCAGCAGCCCAGCTCAACGTCGTTGAATACGAGACTCATCTCGTTGACTACTCCGCAGCAGTCAGTCCATACTGCCTCGGGAATTGTGCCCATGATTACTTCACGGCCGTCGCCGGACAGCTGGCGAACTGTTACGTGCTTGTAGAGCTTGGAGTAGTTCTCCAGATTCTCTTTTATTACGCCCAGGAATACTTCCGGTGCCAGAAGACCTACGCCTTTAATTTCTCTCTTCTCTTTGATTGCTGTTCTGATTTCAGTCAGGAATGCCTTAACGTCTTCCCTTTCCATGATTGCTCTTGCTTCATGCTCCGGAAGGGAGCGGAAGTTTTTAACTTTGGTCATTGGATAGTTTCCTCCATTTCTTTTTCTTGAACGCTGACCGCCTTCGTTTCCACCTTCGCCACCTTCGGGTTCCGGTGTCGGTTCCGGCTTGTCCTCGCCCTGTTTGTCTTCTTCTGCAGATATTTCATCTTCGATAGTCTTGACGCGATCCTCGAGGTCTGCGACCTTCTCGTCTGTCTCTGCCTTCTCCTTCTCGAAAGCTTCGACGGCTTCGTCAACCGCAGCCTTTTCCTCGTCTGTTGCGTCCTCGTTCAGCTCGTTAATTGCGGCCGCGAGTTCAGACTCTCTCTCCTGGAGCTCGGTTCTCTTTGTGAGAGCTTCGTCCAGTTCTTTCTGCAAAGTGTCTCTCTGCTTGCGCAGCAGTAAAACTTTTAGTGCCATTTATTACTCTCCTTTCAGGCGCGCGAGCCTTTCAGCTTTCCACGCTTCCATTTCTCGACGCTTCATGTCGGCTCGGTCTTTCGACCTTGCCTCGATGTTGGTCTCTTCGTAGGCCGGGAATGTGCAACAGGATACTTCGCCGAGGTCGCATTCCTTGATTGTGAAGTGAACGCCGCCGTCTTCTCTTGTCGTCGATTCTTCGGTGACCGGGTCGAAGCCGAAGCTGCATCCGTCCACGTCTCCGCGTTGAACTCGTTCATAAAGGTCCATTGCAGCCCGATCGTTCGGATTGATCAGGATTCTGCCCCATAGTCCCTTTTCGTCTTCTTTCAGCGTGAGCGTGTTCGCTTTGGTGCGTCCGAGGACCAGCGTCGTGTCGTGGTTAACGAGGGCCCGGATGTCGTTATTCTTTAGAGAATTCTTGAATGCTCCGGGCGAGACGCTTTCGCTCATGTCGTCAAAGATTTCATAGTTGCTATTAAAAACGGCGAAGTAACCCTCAATGATTGGATTGTCGTCGCCGTCGTCCCGTCTTGCTCGTAGTTCGCTTGGGATGGCTCTCACTTGCCTCTGTCCCATGCGTAGTTCCTTTTCTTTGTTTTTCATTGTGTGCCTCCTTTACTCTTCCCCGCTTCCGGTGTCGTTGCCGAGCAGCTTCTTTTGCAATCCGCTCATGTCCCAGGGCAGATAGTTTTCGAGGATTCTCGGCTCATCCAGCCCGTCGAGCGGATTCATGCCGAGCCTGTCTCTGACTTCGTTTCCTGTGATGAATCCTCTGTCTGACAGAGAACCGAAGACCGTCGAGATTGTCTGCAGGTCCCAGTCCATCAGCGCGAGGACGTTGAACTTCCAGTACCACTGAGGGCTGATGATTAGCTTCCTGGTGAGTTCCTGCTGAATGTCTATGCAGAAGCTCTTTATCGTGTGCATAACGAAGCCGTTCCATTCGTCCTTCTTGTACTCTCCGACGCCTAAAAGGAACGGAGGCACGCCGAGGATCGCCGCGACTGTCCTCTTGTCCAGCTCGACTGTCTCGCTTATAGCCAGGTCCTTTAGGCTGAGCGGTTTGATTGTTTCGACCTGGATTTCCTCGCCCGGTATTACCCAGGGCTGCCCGACCTGGTCCGTCTCGATATAGTTCTCGAGGAGCTTCCCTCTCTTCTCCGGATCGCTGAATGCGTCGTCGAAGGCGTCCACTCTGATGATGACCGACGGCTTCCACTTCGACTTCATGAAACCGTTGATTGTCCCGCTTGCCTGCTTCAGATTTTGCGCCAGGTCTCGGAGCTGGACCGTTACTCCCTGCCCTTTCCATAAGTAGTACGGGTCCGGGTTAAATCTGAAGTGCAGCACGTCCTCAGGGTCGAATGACCGCCCGTCGATTTGCACCTTGTAATCCGTGAATCCGTCCGGAATAAAATTCACCCTGGAGGCCGCAATCGGCTCCAGGTCTGTCAGAATTCCCCGGCGGGTATGAGGAAGAACGATTGCGTTTCCGCGACCGGATAGAAGCATTGTCTGAACGAAGCTTTCGATCCATTGCTTCCGGTTCATGTGCTTCGTTGGTGTGATGTCGACCATCCTCGATAGCTCGTTCTGAATGCGAACATCTCCGCTCGGTTTGGAGTCCATCAGGTGAATTGTGATTGAACCGATGAGCTCGGCGATCCTGCGACAGGCCGTCATGATTTCCGGACATTTGTCCAGGGACGTGTATCCTGAAACGCAGATTTCATCCTTGTCGGAGATTACCAGGCCGACCTGGCCTTTGCTTCGTCTTTTGCTGAAGGGATTTTTCATTGTCCTTTGTTCCTCGTCTTTTGCTATAACTTATAAATCAGCCGAACCACTTCGCGACCCTCTCTCTCTTCGAGTGTGCCTCGATGTATCTGACGCAGGCGAACACGCTCGCGTCGAAGAGGTCGATTCTCTGTGTCGGCATTATTTTTTCGTATTGAATCATGTCGTCGGTCTTCTCTATTGCGTGCACGTTCGAGACGCAATACTCGAAGGCCTCGTTGTGCAGATAGTAGAGCCGCCCGTCTTTGGCAGCCTTCTCTATCCTCCGGAAGCCTTTCGACTTGATGTGGTACATCTGCGGCTGCTCTGCGATCCTGAATCGGGCCTTCCTCATTTCCGGGTAGTATTCCTCACCCGCAAACTTCCTGTCGTGCCCTACTTCTGCGATGTGGAATCCGCGCTTCCTCATGTCGATGTACCAGTTGACGACATCCGCGATGTTGACCGTCGGATTGTTGCAGATTGTTAGCCATCCGTCGTCCTGCCATCCAAAGAGCGGGATGTTGTCTTCGTCTGCTTTTGCCGCTGCCTGTGTGACCGGGAAGAAGCCGTGGCTGATTACGATGTCGACGTCATCTTTGTCATAGTGGCCGTATAGCGCCGCGGCCGTGAGGTCGTACATCCTCGACAAGTCGCTTCCGCCGTACCAGGTGATAGGCAGCTTCGCCAGCTCCTCGAGCGTCCAGTTGTAGTTCCGGTCGCTCGCCTTGAATTCATCCAGGTCGAACCAGCTTCGCATGCTCGCCGTATAGATGTTGAGCGAGCGAGAGAGGAAGTCCTTTCTCTGCTGCGGGTCGTTCATGGCCTGGAGGCTCTCCTGGAGGATGTCGTCCGGCCGGATCGTGACGCCGTAGTTCGGATTGGCTTTCATGTGTTGCTCCGGGTTCGTGTAGTCCACTTCCCCGGTCTTGCTTTGGTCTGCTCTTGCTACATACGCAAAGAAGGAATCGTCCTTGACGACTCCTGTCGCGACCTTGACCGCGTATTCCTGCCGGCCGTAGCCGAAGGAATTCACATTGTCGCCCGCCGTCGTGATTCCGACGATGAGCTTGTTCTGATATGCCTTCATAGCCTCTTTGAATCTGTTGTACTGCGCGGGCTTTTTATAAGCCGCCACTTCGTCCGCGATTGCAAAGTTGCAGTTGAAGGAGTCCTGCGAGTCCGGGTTTGAAGCCAGGGCTATGATTTCAATCGAGCCATCGGGCTTGCCGTTCTCGTCCTTGAACACGTATTTAATGCTGTGATTGAAGCTGTTATTCTGAATGTCGAATTTCTTTGATATTTTGTGGAAGTCCAAAGAAAAAAGCAAAAACTCGAAGGCTTGGAGTGCCTGCTTCAGAGCGTTGGCGACGATGTAAACCGTCGAGCCGCTGTGCCTTTGAATTATGGCGACCGCGAAACTCAACGCCGCGACGAACGAGGTCTTCCCATTCTTTCTCGCCAGCTCGATGAATGCCTCTTTGAATCTCCGGTTGTTTGTGCCTTTGTAAAAAAAGCCCAGCAGATTGTAAACCAGGAATACCTGGAACGGTTCCAATAAAAAAGGCGTGCCCATGAGCGGATTCCCGTCCATGTCTTCGCCCTTGTTATGAACGAGCAGACCTTCCATCAGCGCGATGGCTGTGTCCGGGTCCTTTGACCTCAGCTCCAGGTCGTCTCTCTCAAGGTCGTCGAGGAAGCGTTGGCATGCCGCCTTGATTTCGTCCCCCGCACGCTTTTCCTTGCCGCTGACGACGTCTCGGGCGTATTTAATCGCGACCGATTTTCTGCTTTTCTTTTTCTTTTTTCCTTCTCCATTCATCTGATTCCTTTATCATGGCACGTTTAGTTTTGTCCCGTTGATATAAACATCTCCGTTGGTCTTTATTTCGAACAGATTACTTCTTGCCGAATGGCTCGTCCCATTCCCAACTGCAAATGCTGTGTCGCTTTTGATGTCGGCGTACGAGCCGAACACTGCACCCGCCTCAGACATTCCGTTGCTGTTATCGTGCCCCTGTCCTGCGATAAACCATCTGTTTTTCTTGCTGATGTGAAGCCTCCCGAATACACCGTTGCCATTTCCCGAATTGTAGATGTCCGCGCCTACAATTCCGTTAGCGTTCCCGCTCGGAGAAACGACCCTCTGGCCAATGACAAGAGAGCAGCCGGCCCCGCCGCCAACAGCCTGCCCGATGTACTCCGAACAGTAGCCTGCCGACACAGCCCCGAAAACTCGGAGTTGCGTTGCTGCTGATGTTGGATTGGCTGATTTCTCGGTGGTGATTGTTATAGGTGTCCCGCTGTTAGGGGAGCTGTCGGGCGTGTAGTTCGATCCGTTGATTTTCACGGAAGTGACTTTTACAATCTGATTTTCCTTCGCGTACGATTCCGAGAGCGAAGCATAACCGCCGTTCGCAAGCACCGAACAAGCGATCCTGTTCGCGTAGTTGTTCGTCACCTTGTACGTCGTACTTCCTGCGGCGTGGCTTGCATTCAAGGTAAGATTGACTCCTGTTAAGAGAGCCAATGTTCTCGGCGCATTCAAGTCCATCCCTTTGGCGTCTGTAATCAGGAAGGAAAAGTCCCCGACCCGCCTCGGCTCTCTGTCCTTGCTGTGAAAGATTCCTGTTGTTCCGCCGAACGCGCCGAGCCTTCCGCCGACATCCAGCTGCCCGTCAGCGTTGAGCGTTACACTCTCGCTCGGGTTTGTCTTGACGAGTCCGAGTTCCGTCTCGGTCGCTTGCTTCGTTGCGTCAACCTTCTCCGCCAGGAGCGCCGTTAGTTTCGCAGCTAATTTCAGGAGCGTGTACTTGAGGCCGCCCTCTTTGAATGTTTCATAGTTGGTAGCCATCTTTCAATTCTCCTAACTTCCGAATACTTGCGTGAAAATCGTGTCTATCTCTGCATTTGTCAGAGCGTGAAGTTCTGACGACTGAACATAGCCGGACAGGTCGACTGCCGTGTTTCCTATTTTCTCGAAGTACGGAGTGCCGCCCGTCGGTTCAACCCATATATACTCATCGTAATTGTCCGAGCTTGACGTTCCGGTATGAACCAGGTAGATGTGGCCCTTCTGTCCGGTTGCGGGCAGTTCTGAAACGATTTCGAACTCGATTCCCGTCACGTCTGCCAGGGCGTCCGCGATTGCTGTGTCCACGTCGCTTGCTGTCTGATAGCCGTGTGCCGTGATGAGGCTCTCGATGTCTGCGTCCGTCGGAACCGGGATGTCGACTGTCTTGTCCTCGATTGTCAGCGCGACTCCGTTCTTCTTTACGATTTCAATGACGTTAGCCTCTCCGGCCGCTTCTATGATTGGCTCCAGCAGAGTCAGCAGATAAAGCAGGCCGTTGTCGTCCAGTCTGTTGTATTGGTTTGCCATTTTCAGTTACCTCCGTTTTTGTTGAAAATCTTGTTAAATATATCTTTGATTTCGAGATTGGTGAGCGTGTGGTCGCCCAGGTCGTCGAATGATTTATTCCCTTTCAGCTCGACATCGTTGATTGAGGGCTTGTTGTAGAGCTCGTTGTAGTTGCTCGTCGAGACCTTCTGCACCTCTCCGAATTCCGCCTCCAGCGTGCCCCCTTCTCGGAAGCTCGCGCCCATCGTGTTCTGCTCTGTGAACGTCGCCTTGAATTTTCCGCAGTCCGACATTTATATCACCCCTTCTTTCAGGATCGCCTCCGCCGGGACCTTCATGATGTTGCTCGCGACTGCGTGACCGTCTGCGAAGCGGGCCCGAATCTGAATTGACACCTCGGAATACTCCGAGAAGGCCAGCGTCTCTTCCTGCGTCAGCTCCACGGCGATTTCCTCCGGGCTGACTTCGTCGAAGTCGGCCAGTTCCTTTTCTGCGACGACCTGTCCGCCCTGCTTATATGTGATGTAAATCACTTCGGCGTCGGTTAGGTCGACGTCTGTCGTGAAGATGTGCTTCGGTGTTGTTCCTCTTCTCATTTTTTCAAACTCCTATTTTTGCCAGTACTTCCTCGAAGCTGGCCTCCTTCTTTTCGACGGCCGTTCCGTCGAGCCTCTTGAATCCCGCAGGCGTGAGTCCCAGGTCCAGCCAGTACGCGAGGGCCTGTTGGTTTTGTTCCTGGATGACCGCGAGCGCCGGGTGCTTTTTTAGATTGGTGTGTCCGCCCTTGTTCGTGTGCGCAATGACGGGCTGACTCCCGCTCTTTTTGTATTGCGCCTCGGCTTCGTCCCGGATTGCCATTGTCGCGGCCAGCGTGTCGATTACTGCGTCGAATTGTGGTCTATATGTGCCCGCCTCCTGGCAGGCCGCTTTGATTTTCCTCTTCCATGTGGCCTTAGTTGCCATCGGTTATCACTTCGACTCCCTTCCCGGTGAGCTGTTGCCACCTGTCTATGATTACATCACAATAGTGCGGGTCCAGTTCGACCATTCTGCACCGCCTTCCGAGTTGCTCGCACGCGATGAGCGTCGTTCCCGAGCCTCCGAACGGGTCGAGCACGATTTCTCCGGGCCTGCTGCTATTCTTGACGAGTCGCCCGATTAAAGGAACGGGTTTCATCGTCGGGTGTAGTTCGCTGATTGACGGTTTCTTTTCGTGAAGCACCGTCGTGCTGACCTTGTCCTCGTAGATTGTCTCGAGGAGTTCCCTCATTTCCGCCTTGCTCATCTGCGCGATGTTCGGCCGGGCGTCCTCGAAGACTGTCGACTGTTTTCTGTCGTCTATAAAATAATGGCCTGCGCCTTCTTTCCATCCGTAGAGGCAGGGCTCATGCTGCCATTGGTAGTCCTGACGGCCGAGAACGAACTGGCTCTTTACCCATATGATCGTTTGCCTGAGCAGCAAATTTGTGTTCTCCAAGGCGACTCTGAACGATGTCGACTTTCCGTCACCGTGCCAAATATAAAAGCCAGCGCCGAGCTTCATGCTGTCGTCGGCCGCCTTGAAGGCGTCAACCAAAAACATAAAGAAGTTTTCGTCATCCATGTTGTCGTTTTCAATCCGTTTTCTGACCCTTCCTTTCCCCTCGTAGTTCACGTTGTAGGGCGGGTCCGTTATCATCAAATCTGCGGGCTCCTCGCAGAGCTTTCCGAGCACGTCCTTGTCCGTACTGTCTCCGCAGATGAGCCTATGCTCTCCCAGTTTGTAATACCCCCCCGGTTTGGCAAATCCAGGAAGTTTGTCGGGCTCTATGTAGTCGTCTTCGACCGCCTCGGCCTCGTCGGCCATCTCCAGCGGGTCGAATCCGAATTTTGTCATGTCTATTTCCTCAAAGGACGCCAGTTCCTCGTCCAGCAGAACGAAGTTCCAGTCCGCGAGCTCTGCGGTCTTGTTGTCCGCCAGCCTGAAGGCTTTTATCTGCTCCTCGGTCAGCTCGTCCGCCATTACGACGGGCACCTGCTCCAGGCCGAGCTTCTCTGCCGCCTTGAGCCTGGTGTGCCCGGCGGCGATGACTCCGTCCTTGTCGATGACAATCGGCTGCAAGAACCCGAACTCTTTTATGCTTTCGGCGACCGCGTCGACCGCTTTGTCGTTGTCGCGCGGGTTCCTCTCGTAAGGTTTGAGCGATTTTGTGTCCTTCAGCGTATAATTTATCGTTTTTTGCATTTTGGTTCCTCTTTCGTGCCGTTTTGCGACGCTCAGCAACATCCGAGCGACCCCTCTTTGCTTAAAATCGGCTTTTATATATAAATGCTTGCCCCACGCCGTTCCCTGTGACGTCTTCGTGAGCGTCCGAGGTGGGGCGGGTGGGTGCCACCCTCCGCAAAAATATTTTTTGTTCCTGCTGTTTTCTAAAAAACAATTTATAAAAAAATAATTTTTTCGCGTGTGCTCAAGCTTGATTGCTTTGTTTATTTTTTTCTATAGTTCGTCGATTCCAATTCGTTTGTCGATGAATTCAATCGTTCCGATTGCGTCGTGTCCGTCGAGCTTCATCCATCTGTGCTTTCCGTTTATCGAACATTTCTTGTGCATGAGTGGCTCGACAATTTCTCCGTCGATTCTGCACTTGTATATTCCATTCCTCTCCGGGAATCCTTGTTCCCACTTCTCCGCTTCTTTCTTTGCGGGTTCCTTTGTTGGTTCCTTTGCCTTTGCTTGTGCCATGCCTTTGCCTCCTGTCTCTGTGTCTGTCCCCGAAGGTGTACCCCCTTTCGGAGAGTCCCCCTCTCGAAGATACCCCGTCCATTTCTGCCCGTCTATTCTGTCCAGCTCGAGCTGCAACATGAGCGCCGCCTCGCTGTTGTCTATCACTTGCCACTTGCTCGGATCAGGGAACCTCGGGTCGTACGGTAGTACCTCGCAGCCGAGGACCTTCGCCTCGAGTGCCGTCCGTCCTACAGCGTAGACTCTGCGGTAGTGTGCCATCTGCGAGAGCAGCTGCTCCCTCGGCATTCCCTCGAGGATGTCTATCCCGTCCGGTAGGTCTGCTTCGATTCTTTTCTTTCTCCTTCCAGCAAAGGCTGTGTCCTTCGTCTGCTGGTGTTCCGGAACTCTGAACCCCGCCACCTGCTCGACGTCAATCGAGAGCGGAAGGTAGATCGCCTTGCCCAGGTGTGCGACCTTCGCCCTCGTCTCCGGAAGACAGCAGACGAGGACCAGGTCTTTATAGTAGCTTAGAAAGGAGTAAACCTCCGGATGGAGGTTGTTATGAATGAATACTATCGCACGGTCGACTGCCTGACCTGGTACGTTAATCGTGACCCACGGCCTGTTGGTCTTGACTGCCGGGATGATTCTCCGACAGATTTCCAGCGAATAGTAGTATGCCCCGTTGTATCTTGCCGCCGGGTTATTCTCGATGATTCTCATGTAGTCCCGGTGCGTGTGGTTGATTATTATCTGACTCATTTTCTTTTTCCAATCTGATTCCCATCTGCCTGGCTCTGCGCTCCATCAGCTCCTTGCCCGCTTTGGTCAGCTCCCTCGATGTTCGGTCGTGCAGCGTGTCGTGTATGTCTGCCGCGAGACTGATCAAGTTCCAGGGCTTCCATTGGTACTCCGGGAAGTCCTCCCGCGGGAATATGTGGTGAACCGTGTTCGCCTCTCTATTCTTCCCATACCTTGCGGATAGCTGGCACCTGTACCCGTCTCGCGACAGTACGGCTGCGCGGAGTCTCCGCCAGCGTTTCGACTTATAGAAAGTCGTGCTCATTATTGTGGCCCGTTGAGTGGCCCGAGTTTGCTCTGCATTTCGCCTGCCGCCAGTCCTTTGAATAGCTTCTTGCCGACGGCTGATGTCGGTTCGATCTCAGCCTTTGCGACGCAGATTTCTTTTTCGCCGTCGCTGATTCTGACGGTGTTTCCTGCGACTTGCGTCACCGTGTACTCCTTGCCGCAGAACTGGACAGTCACTGTCTCCGGTTCTTCTTTTTCTTCTATGGTTGCCGCCTCGTCGATTACTGCGACGGGCTCGTCCTTCCGGAATACCAAGTCGTTTTTCTTTTTTCTTGCCATGTTGTTTTTCCTTTCCGTTGCTCAAAGAAAGAAAAAGAGCGACAGGCTTCCCTGCGCTCTCTTTCCGTCTTTTGAGTCACTTATCATTTCACGATGAAGGAATCAGAATTGACCCTCTGCCGAGCTTCCTCGGCTTCTTGTCGAGATTACCATAAACCCGGGAACGTGCGTCATTCAAGAGACAGCCGACGCCATCGTGCGACAAAAAGCGACATTTTGCGACATAACGCGACAGGCCGTCACCCCTCAATAAAACTTGCTGCCTTCTCTTCCCTTTCGAACTTGCGCCTCGTGATGATGGTCGAAAATGTGATTTCTCCATTCAAGACCATTTCGAAAGTTGCGAAGTTCATCACGACTGCGCCTTTGTCGTTCAGAAGATACACTTTGTCCGCTGGTGGTTCTACAGATGAAAAAGAACAGTTCTTTCTTCTGATTCCTCCTTTTTCGACATCAATTGCAGGGAGTTCTTTCAATGCGGTTCGAAGTTTCTCCGGATGTGTGGTTGCTATTTCTTCGTCGGTGTAGGATATCGGTGTTCTTACCGTGCACTCTTCGACGAGCTTCAGGGCGTCGTCGAGCTTGATGTATTTTTCTGTCATTTCACTGTCCTCCTCTTTCCGTATGGGCAGAAGTTGTCATCTTTTGCATTCATCAATCCGCTGTTATGCATGCACGGATTGATTGCGTCGTTGATAGGGTTTGCTTGGAATCTGCAATCCTTACACCGGATGATTTCCTCTTTCGGCTTCAGCAGGGCTCCGTCCTTCTCGTAGATTCTCTCGGTCATTCTCTTTTTCTCCTTCCTAAAACAGCCGCAGCTGGTCGCCGTCCTCTCTGATTTCCTTCTTGCCGTAGTTTCGGCAGTTGGCGAAGTGTGGCAGGAATCCGTAACCTTGAACGGCTTCATGTGCCGCCGGGCAGAACGTGCAGCTTATAATTCGAACCCCTCGTCCCTCGAGGATTGCGAGTCTGTCTCTGCCCTTGCCTTTGTCCTTGTAGAAGATTTTCTCCGTCTCGACAGGCATTTGCGCTCCGCTCGGCAACTTGTAGAATTGTATGTCCTTGCCGCAGTATTTACATTTCATTCCTTCCTGTCCCTCCTTCCTTGAACTCGTCAAGAATTCTCTGTACTTCCTGGAGCCCGGAGCCGTGGATTCTCTGAATCGTCCTGACAGCACGGTCCTTTTCTGCGGCGATTTCCTGCCAGTCCTTGAGCTCGACGTACCGCTCCCAGCAGACCTCGAACTCCTCGGCGTCGTCCAGCTGGTAGAGGACTCGCTCGATTGACCGTCTGATTCTCTGCTGCGCGTCCCATAGCGTCTCTGCGTCCTCTCTCATGTCTGCAATCTTTGACGCCAGGCTCCCGGTCTTGTCGCTTGTCCCGGTGCCCTTCGGCATTCCGTCGTTTACCGGAGCGGACAGAGCCGTTTCGTAAAGCCGACCGATTTCTCTTTCGAGTGCTCTGATCTTGGCCGTTGCGAGCCTGTGTCTATTAAGGAATTGTTTTGCCGTTGTTACTTGAGTCTCCATTTCAGCTCCAGCTCCTTCTCCTCCGGTTGATACTCTACCCGCAGTCCCAGCCTCTCTGCGAAGGCTTTTTCTTTGTGGGCTCCCTTCGAGTCTTTCCAATTGTTGAGCAGATAGATTGTGTCACATCGCGAGATTGCGATTAAATCGAGGGCCATAAAATCCTCGTAGTCGAATCCGGGGAACATCATGTCCATGCAGACCGGGCTCACGATGTTCTCCGGATGTATTCCGTGTTTGACGACGAGCATATTGTGCGCGACGTTGAACTTCGCCCGGAACTGCTTCCGAGGTAGCCCCGACATTTTGCCGGAGATGTAAACTCTCCCCCAGTCGTCGCCCTTGACGTGGACGCGATCCGGCATGACCTCTGCCCATGCTTTTATAATCGAATCTCTCTTGATGTACTCCGTCATTCTTCACTCTCCTGCTCCGTTTTCTTTGTCTCTTAACTTGTCGATGTATGTGACGCCCAGCGCGTAGGCCTGCCAGACGTCCGCCTTGAAGCCGTAGAACCAGCCCGGCTCTTTCTTTGTGCCTTTGCCGTGGTTCCTCGTTCCCGGTGCGAACCTGTCGACGAGGGCCTGCGTGATGTTGGCGTCCTTCGCCGTGGTGTTGTGGCAGATGTTCTTTTTGACTTCGATTCGCTTCATGCGATCCCTTCTCGCTCCGCCTGTGCCGACGGCCTCGTAGAATCTGCCAATCCAGTAGACCGTCTCGAACACCGTCTCGCCGACGGCCATTCCGTAGCTTGCGACCATCTCGATGACGACGTGGTCGACCTGGTGCTTCCATTGCTGCGCGACCTTCGCCCGCAGCTTCTCGTTCTCCCATTTGCCCTTGTACAGCGGGAAGTAGTCCTCCATGTCTATGATTGCGAATCCGCTCTCCTTGTTCCCCGGGTCGATTGCCAGCAATTTTTTACTCGGCATTCTGCTCTTCCTCCTGCTCTGAATCCTCTCGTTCTTTTTCCGCGAGTGCGCTCTCGATTATTTCGTTAACCCGTGCGTTTGTTTTCAGATAGTCCTCAACCTTCAGGAAGTCCTCCACCTGCCAGGCGATCGTTGCGAGCTCGATTGCCTGTGTGGCCGTTCTGATTGCGTCCTCTTTGATTTGTTTCGCTGTCAGCCCCATTTCTTCCAGGCCGTGAAGCTCCAGCTCCTGGCGGAACTGCTTCAGGCTTTCCTCGACGTCGTCCTTGTCCGCGTCGAGTAGGTCGTAGTATTCGACCAGGGCTCCGTAGCCGTCGCGGGCTGAAACGATTTCCTCTCCGTTCAGCTTCTTTTCCTGCCTCGCCGTCTCTGTTACGACGTCTCTCGTCCATTTGTAGCTCATTTGTTAGTCCTCCGTTTCTGTTTCAATCTCTGTAGTCTTCTTCCTGGTGATTGTGGTCTTCTCGTTGGCCTTCCTTGCGATCGTGATTGTCGTGTCGTCAATTCCTCCGAGGGTGACCTTGTTCACCGGACAAGTCTCGGCGGAGACCCATTGCGCGATGATGACGAGCATTTTCCTTGCGTCCTCGTCGAAGGCTTCGAAGCCCCTAAACTCGCAACTCTCTCCGACAATCGTGTTGATGTTCTCCTGGAGCTGCCACTTCCTCTTGATTGGTTTCGAGTCTTCGCAGCCGCACTTCTTTGTGGCCTTGATGTTGGCCTCCTTCTCGTTGTCTGCCTGGACCGTCTGCATTTGGCCGCAGCCAGCGCAGGTCCCTTCCATCATGGTTATCATTGTTCATTCCTCCATTTCTCGTCTTGTTCCTTTATTTCCCGGATTTCCTCCGGTGTGAGCTCCAGGTTCCTGGGCTCTGCCATTCTCTTTGTCGGCCAGTTGTCGTTCTCGGCGATCCTGTAGATGAGCGACTCGTGGTCCTTGTAGGTCCGCTCCGTGTTCGCGAGATACGCGTCGACCTTGTTGATGAGCTTGACGTGTTGGTCGTACTTATCCTTGATTGACTGATAGTCTTCGTCGGTCAGAAGGACATTTCCCTTCCTTCCTCGAGGCTTTTTTGGGTGTGTGGTTCCCCTCTCTATATTCTTATCTTTCTTTACTTTCTTATCTTTCTTTAGGTGTGTCCCGTCTGGTGTCCCGTCTGGTGTCCCGTTTGGTGTCCCGTTTGATGTCCCGTTAGGTGTCCCGTTAGGTGTCTGCCCATCTTGATAAAACGTGTAATTTTCAATGGTTACATGTGTCCCGTATGGTGTCCCGCGGTACTGTATCATTCCGCACTCCTTCAGAAGCTCCAAAAAGCGAATTAATTTGTTCCTGGACCAGCCGAATTTCTCGGCCATTTTGGCCGTCCCGAAGACTAATTCTCCGCGTCCGATTTCCACTCGGTGTCCCTTGAAGATTTTCGTCTCCGGGAACGTGCTCGCCCGGATCAGCATATATTCGAAGGCGTGCCATCTGTCGAACGGCTTCTCTTCGAAGAGCTCGTTCTCGACCGCCTTTCTGTAGATTTTTATAAAGGTTCCCCGTTCGTCCCTCATTCTTTCAGTCCTCTTCGTGTTGGTGTAAATATATGACCTTGCTATCTTTGCCAGCGTAGAGCGAGAGCCAATTGTCCGCCTGCTCTCTCGAGAGATGAGTCCTCTTGACCCTTTCCTCGTAGGTGTACTCGTTCGCCTCCAGCTTCGCTTTGAGCCTTTCCTCCAGCTCCTCTTCCTCGTAGTTGGCCTCGATGAAGTAGTAGTCCAGCCGCTTGAATCCGCTCCCTCGAACGTACTCAAGCGTCGCCGTGTCCGTTGCGTACATACACCAGAAGCCGTTAATCTCGAAGAGCCAGCCGACGTTCCTCACGTCGTGGATGAGGTCGAAAGACCGGGCCCGCAGCTTCGAGCCGTAGCTGTAGGCGTACCACTTGCCCGGGTCGATGATGTCTATCTGTCTGCCCTTGACTTCGCAGTCGTGCATAACGTCCGACCGGAGCGTATTGCTGCACGCGATCCGAAGCAGAGGGCGCTCCTTGGCGAGTCGCTTCAGCGTGCTCTTGTTGAAGTGGTCGCCGTGTTCGTGCGTTAGGAACACGATGTGGAACTTCTCGTCCTCGAGTGCCTTGTAGCTGACTCCGCAATCGATGAGGATTGAATCCTCGATGATCAGAGCGTTGCCCTTGCTTCCGGTTGATATGATTTTGTAATTGAGGCCGTGGTTTACTCTGTCCATTCGAATCCGTCTCCCTGTGCTTCCGCCTCAGCTGGTGCTGGTGCTGATGTTTCCGGTTCTGCCGCAAGGTCCTCCAGGTTGACGGTCTTCGGCTCTGCCGGAGCCTCTTTTTCTTCGACGTACGAGTCCGGTATCTCGACGATCTTTGATTCATCGGGCTGGTATTCGTTGGCCGTGGTTCTGTTGAAGCTATCCGCCAGGACCGTTGAGTCCGTCGATGTGTTGACGAAGTTCTTGCAGGCCCTGTTGATGACGGTCTTCTTCGCCATTTCCTGCGCGAACTTTGTATGTGCCGGAGATTTGCCGTTCGTGGCGCCTTGCTGCCATGCCTTTTGGATTTCATCCATTGTCATTATCTCCTGGTATATGGTCCCGTCCTCAAGTACGACGGAGGCGTAGGCAGCTATGATTTTGTCGTTGCTCACGTTGGCGAGCGTCTGCTGGTGCTTCTTGATTTCCTTGACGCCAGTCGCCGGGTTGATTTCATACTCGAATACATCGTCTGCATAGACCACCTGGGCGAACACGTTCTTAACTCCGCCGAAGCGTTTGGCCGCCATCATCGTCCCCTGGTATGACCTCATGAGCGTGAGCTGGTCTCCATAGACGACGAAGTAGCACTGGTTCTTTGCCGGGTCCAGTCCTTGAACGACCATGTCCAGCAGAGCCATTGCGACGCTCGCGGGTGTGCAGACAGCCGTTGCTGGCTTTCCGCTCTTGTCTTTCGTCTCTTGCAGCTTCAAATAGGCTGCGTTGAGTGCGTTCCCCGCGTTATAGTCCGACGGAAGCGAGAGCTCGCCCTTTCGCTGAAAGTCGTCGATTTTTGCAAGGGTTAAATCAACGACCTGTCTCGAGTCCATTTTCTGAATCTGTTGTTTTGCGTTTGCCATTTTGTTGATTCCTCCATTCTGGCCGGGTTTCACCGCCCGGCCTGTCGGTTATAGAGCTAATAAATCCTTATTAAGCGTGTTTAATTTATCGACTCGAAGTCGTACCCTTCGGCAGCGAGCCACTTCGCGAGAGCCGTCATCTTCGGCAACGTAGCTCTGACGAGGAACCTTGCCTCGATGATGTCTTCGTCCGGTTCCGGAACTGCCGGTCCGGCGTAGACTGCGGGCTCTCCTGTTTGCTCTGCCTGTCTGTCAGCCTCGGCCGCTTCGGCAGCTGCCCGCTGCTCTGCGATTTCCCTCGCAGCCTGCTCTGCCTTTATCTCTGCATTCACTTCCGTGATTGCCGCTCCGGCGTCCAGCGTCTTTGCGAAGCGAGCCAGGATTCTGTCTTGCCATTCCTTCGGTTGCGTGTCGATGAGGGCGAGCCCTGCCGCGATCCTGTCGATTTCCTCCCGGGCTTCGTCCTTTAGCTTCTTGATACTGTCAGACAAGTTGATGTCGATTCCCGCCTTGTCCCACTTGGCCCAGGCGTCGACGTTCTCCGCGAGAGCGTATTCCTCAAAGTAGGCCTTGACCTCTTCCTCTCTCTCTGCCTTGAGTCCATTCTCGACTGCTCTGATTTTCTCCTTCAGCGTCTCGTCTGCTTCCTTGTACTGATTCTTAATGCTTTCCTTGTAGGCTTCCTCGATTGCCTTCCAGGGCGCAAGAACCTCTTCCTTGATTTCCTTGAATGCTGCTTCGTAGAACTTCGCGTCCTTGTTCAGCTCCGCTCTGATCTTCTTGACTTCCTTCCTGTTTTCCTCTGTGACTTCCATTGCCGAGCACCGCTCGACAATGGCGGCCACCTCTTGCCGCTTCTCCTCGAAGCGTTCCTCCAGTTCCGGAAGATGTCTGATTGTAATAAGATTGTTTTCCATTCTCTGACTCCTTTCTCTGTCGTTTTCTTCTTTCTTCGAGTCTCCTGGTGAAGTCCTCGTCGAATTCTGCGTCGGTCATGTGCGACTGGCAGCCGGGCTCATCACCTACTATCACACCTGCCCGTCTGCCGAGTGCGCACTGATCCGAGTTCCAATCGTGGAAGTGGCACTCCCAGCAGGTCCTTTCATTCGATGAATCCTCTCTTAAAAGTCCAGCCATGTCGTGAACACTCCCATCGCGATTATGGTAGCGACGCAGCTTGCGCCGATGTGGGTCTCGATAAATTCTCTGATTCTGTCCTTCATCCTTCCTGCTCCTTCCTCTCCCTCTTGATTGCTAAAGTGATGACCGTGTCGATTGTTGTGAGGGCCGCGACTGATTCGATGAGCGCGATTCCCTTGTCCGAGTATCCCGTCTCAAATGCGAAGTTGAGCGAGTCCTTGATTGCATCGACCTCGTCAGCCGTTAGTGTGATTCCTGTGTCCTTCATTCTTCCGATTCCTCCGTCTTGATGTAGACCTCCTCGAAGTCCAGCGTGTTACAATGGCAGCTCCCGTCCGGGCTCGGGATGAACACGTCGACCGTTCCGTCTATTCCGCAGCGGTCCGTTACCGTGAACTCTTCGCCCTCGACGGAGATTGTCGAGCCCATCGGGACGCCGTTCATCGCGACGTGTCCGCTCTCGAGGGGGATCCCCGACGCCGTTATCCTTCCGCCCGGGTCGTTGCAAGCCTCGCAGTAGACCGAGATTCGCCATTCGCCCAGGCTCTCCCAGGGCTCCGGTGCTTCTGCCGGAATCTGCGCTGCGCTCAGCGCGATCGCTCCGGATAGTAGAATTGCCGTTAGCATTTACTCCGCCCCCTTTTCCTCGTCCAGGCCGACGTACTCGTCAATCGCTCTTTTGATTCTTGGCGACGGGTCGTCTTCCCGGATCACTTTACTCAGATAGGTTGGCTCATACAGTAGCGCGTCGGCCATCTCTGCTATGGTTTTGTCCATGTCGATGAGTCTCTTTCTGACTTCTTTTCCCCAGCTCACTCTTTCACCTCCTCGCAATTAAATACAGCGGCGCTCGTCTTCGTAGCGTCGATTTCTTTCCTTGAATTCTTTCTTTCGTTTCCAGTAGGTCCCTGCGCCGTATTCGTACGGGTCGCCTTTGGCTTCGATTTCTCCGAGGTTGAGTCTGCGGTAGAAGACTTCGCAGCACTCGCGGTCGAGATGTGTGAAGCCCAGGTCCGCGTACTTGCATTGAACCCTCTTGACTCTGCCGTCCGTTTCCACTTCGTGAAGAGGGCATTGTTTGCACTTGAAGAAGATTCCCTGCTCGTGATACTCGTCGGCTACGCAGTCGGGAATCCTTATTTCCTGTGTGTAGGTTATGTAGGCGCAGTGTCCCTGGTTAAAATTAAATTGAACTTGTGGTTTGCAGTCCGAAAGGCGAGCCATGAGCTCGTTAAACTGCTTTTGAAATTCTTGAGCGTCTTCCGCCTGGACGACGGCAATTTGCTCAACGTCGTTTCTGATCATGGTATGATTCCTCCTTCGTGTGTCGAAGTGGAATTATACCCCGTTTAGAATAGTGAATGGTAAATTTTACTTGTACTAATTATTATGATTTTAGGAATAGTTCCACTTCTCTTTCTATATTAAACCCGCCCTTGTCATTTGTCAACAAAAAGATTAGAATAATAGAAAAAGACTACTATTTACATGGAAGGAATAAAAAAACATGCTACCTAAATCATACCCCTACGCCGTGGCCGGAGTGTCGTTCGGCACTCGCCAGGCCTTCCTCAAGAAGTTATACGATGAAGACATAGACTTTGATGTGGAACTTCGTCCTTATACCTACAAAGACGAGCCAGCCCTGGCGGTTTACTTTGACGGTGTTGAAGTCGGAAGCATACGCGCCAGCGACGTTGAGTCCGTCTCTGACATCCTCGAAAATAAGGACCCGTTTGTCGGTGGCGAAGTTGACGTATTCGAGACTGATGAAGGCGACATGATGTACTCCGCGACCGTGCTCCTGGTCGTTGATGAGACTCCGCCGAAGCAGACCCCCTCCGCAGAGCCGGCACCGGAAGCACCCCTGCCTTCTGCTGAACCAAAAAAGAGTGGGAAGGCGTACGTCGTCGCGGGCGTCTTGGGCGCGATCCTGGGCGTCGGCCTCTTCGGTATAACCGGAAGCGCGGGCTCCTGGGTGCTGGTTGTCCTGGGCGTCCTCCTTGTCTTTGCTGGAATGAAAAAATAAAAAAAGAACCGGACATGCCTGTGTCCGGTTTTCTTTTCTCTGTGATTAGAAAAGGCTTTGGTGTGCCTCTTTGAATATCCCTGTCAGGATGTCGCTTATCTTTTCAACTTCGAATTCTTCCATCCAGTCTTCCCAGCCGACGCCGTCAATGAATTTCAGTTCTTCGTCGCTCTTGTAGTTCTTTGCGTCCAGCGCGAGTCTTGCGATTGTCTTGTCCGTAAATATAGAGCGCGACTCTTTCCATCCCTTTAGGTCTCGGATGATGAGCTTCTGCGTCCAGTCCGGGCAGCTTCTCTCGCCCGATTCCCAACTCTGAATCGTCCGAAGGGGGATCCCTGTCAGCTTCGACATTTTTGTGAGCGTGAGCCCTGCCTCTTTCCTTGCCTTTGGGATTGTGATGTCTGCCGTCGGCCAGGTCTCCGGCTCCGGTCTTGGTGTCGGAGCTGTGTCTCTGAATATCCACTCGGCCGTTTTCTCGTCGAGAGCCTTCCGGATTGCCTCGGCGGTTGAGTCAGAACTTGCCGCCAGCTCTCCATTGATATAAACGTATGCCCCCCAGGCGTCGTTCGAGTCCGTGAAGCATTCCTGGATTTCGATTTTGTCGTTTGCGTGTGCTCCGAATCCGAGCAGTTCGTATGTTGTTGTCTTTATCATTTTGATTCCCTCCTGTGTGTTTTCCTTATCTCTACCTTTATTTTATGCACAATGTGCGTGTTTGTCAACTATAATATGTACGTTGTGCATAAAAATATCGCACTAAAAAAAGCGAGGCCTTCGCCCCGCTCTCTTTAGGTATAACATTATTTAGAATAAGGAGTGAACCTTGTTCCCGTATTTATTCGCCCTCCGGCGGAACGTCGTCATCCGGAATGTCGATGTCGTCCTGGTCCCTCTGATAGATTGTTACATCCTCTACTTCCGGAAGTCCCGCGAGGGATGTCAGCAGAGAGAGAATTCCAGCGACGATTGTCGCGCTGACGACCATCTTCCAGTCGATTTCACTCATGACTGTGGCCGTTCCTATCATAGCGATTGCGGCCTGTGCCATCGTCTTGACCGCTCTGATCAGAGCCGCCCGGAACCATGTTCCCCATTCTCTTTTCTTTGTCATTGTAGAATGTCCTCCGTTTCTTGATTTTCGATTTTGTTCTGGAGCGCAGCTCGCTCCATTCTTTCTATGTGGCCGTCAGGTGCAATCTGAAAATTGTGTTCGATATATTCCTGGCGACGCTGCACCGTCGAGTTTCCGCCCAGGCCTGAGTACGCTTTGTATAAGTCCGCCAGCGTGTCGTGTTCCTCTATGCCGACGAGCTTCTCCGAGCGGTCCATGATTCGTTCTTGCCAGGGCATGATGACGTAGGCAAGAGTTACGATCCCTGCCTTGATTGCTCTCTCGAGCTTCTCCTCGAACTTCTTGATGTCGATTTCGTCCCGGTCCTCTTGCTCGTATCTCCTCTCGAGTTTTCTTTGTTTATAATTCCAGTAGCCGGTGCTCCCGGCGATCGCGCAGATGACGGTGACGATGTTCCCGAAAAAAAGCGCGACGAGTTGTCCGTTCGTCATTTCTTTGCCTTCTTTGTTTTCTTTGTGATAACGATCATCCCGCCGTAGTTCTTGTTTCTGCACTTGGTGCTGACGAGGAACTTCGCGGAATACCTTCTGCAATTGCCGCCGCCTGTGTAGTTGAACGCGTAGATTTTGCCCTTGTCCATAAAGACGACGTAGTAGTGAATCGAGGGCTTCCTCCTGGTTATGATGATGAACGAGCCAGCTTTCAGGAAGCGTTTCATCCTGTCCGTTGTGATGTCCTTCGGTGCGTAGAATTTGACGTGCGCCTTTCCTTTTGTGAAGTGCTTCGTCATTGCGACTTCGCCCTTCATGCGAAGCGTTGCGCCCATGTATTTTGTGAGATTATTCCGTGCCCACTTCCAAAGATGAAGCGGGTATTTTTTCGACGTGTCGATTCCGAGCCATTGCAGCACTTCGTACAGGCTGACGAACGGGCAGCCGTGCCTCCGGAGCCATGCCGTGCTGAACTTGCCTTGCCTCGGAACCTTGATTGACTCTCCGGTGGAGAGTGTCACCCGAATCGGATATTTCGGGTCTTTCCTCTTCGTGATTTTCATTTGCTTATCACCTCCTTTATCTTATCTCTCGTCTTGGGCCCGACCATTCCGTCAGGGTCGAGGTTGTATCTGCGTTGGAAAGCTATAACAACTTTCTCTGTCGCTAGGCCGAATGAACCGTCAGTGTCTAACTTCGCGCCCATGATTTTGTTTAGGCATTTCTGCAAGCGAACAACCTGTTCACCTTTCATTCCATAGACAAGGTTGATTGTTGGGTAGACAGGTACGGTCTTCGGTTTTGTGGTTTTTCCGCCTGTGAGCCGTTTGTGTAGGCTCGCCCATGCCGTCTTGCTGATGTAGCCGTTCGGGCAGCATTTCCCGGTAACGTCAAAGTGTCTGACGACTCTTGAAGCGGGCACGTCGTACTTGTCCATGAGCCAGCGAACGAGCGGGATCGCCGTCTTGATAGCCGTCTCGCTCGGGACGATTCGTCCGTTCTTGCGTGTGCAGCAGAGCTCAATTCCGATTGAGTTAGCGTTGCGACAGATTCCGTGAAGCGTCGCTCCCTTGTTTCCCTCAACCATGCGATGGCCGTAGTCCTGAAGGCCGCCGCCGCAGTGCCAGGCTGATTTCCCGAGTGGTATGCTCTGCCAGATTTCCTCGTCGCAGAAAAAATGGGCGGAACTCTGCCTGTCTCCGCCCGCAAAATATTTGCAATTGTTCTTTGCTGAACTTATCGCTCCGACGTAGTGAATGACTATGTGAAGGACCGGGTTCCCCTGCCGTGAGCTCTGATTATATTTGCTCAGCTTCTGATGTATCTTCGGCTTCGTCGCCATTGTCATCACTTCCTTCCTGTTGCTGAACTATATCCTCGAAGTCCCTTCTGTCTTCGCTCTGCGCTTTTTTAATGCGCCGATATTCTAAAAAATATGGTTTTCTCATTGTTTTCCTCCTTGCTTCTTTTTCTACCACGTGCCTCGAAGCTCAGCGTGTATTGCCGCGTTCAATGCGGCAGAAGACGAATTTGCAAAAAAGTATTGGCTCCCATTATGTCCTGCATAAATCAGCAACACGCCTGAATTCGCATGTGCATTTCTTGATGTCACACTTTTGCTGAATGATGGCGCAGGGTATTCCGAAGATGTTAGGTGGTAGTAAAATCCACCAGACCACAGCGTCCCTGCCAAGAGGTTAACATTCTCATCGAACCAAGCTTCGTATGTTCCATCAGAATATTTTCGATAATTCCAAATACCGTCCGTTCCGGTTTCGACTGTTACCAACGACCTTAATATCGTCAATAAATCTTGTCTTGTAATTGCTTCGCTCATGATGTAACTCCCCTCAATTCGTTAATAAACGCTGTTATTTCTGCCGTGGTCATGTCGGCTGTTGTAGCTCTGCCCTGCATCTCGGTGTTGCCATCCCAGTCAACTGCGAAGGCGTTGGAGCGGGCTGTGTCGGACGTTCCGTTTCCGATAATAAATGCGCCCGTGCGATTCGCGAGGTTGTTTTGGCCCATGGCAACCATGTTGCGCACTGGTGCGATAAGATTTTCTCCGAAAACCACACTGTTGGCTCCCTCTTTGAAAAATGCCGAACCAATTCGCGCCGTGCGAACTCCGAAAGAAAAAGACTCGGCGGGAGTTCCTATGTAGTAGTCCACAGAATCCCCTTCGCCGCCATTCCTGGTCAATCTGTAACCGCCATTATAGAACCAACCAGATTGTGCCGAAGATTCTCCCGCGTAAAATCGTGTAACAAGGACAGAGACACCAGCCACACTTTTTCTTATTGAAATGGGTAGCCCGATCTTTGGCTTGGGAGACAATAGTATGGTGTCGCCTTCTTGTTGATAATAGTCAAGCGACCACGGACCAATGCGCACAGAGTTTTCCTCGTTGGTGGTGAAACAAACGAAAGGATTTATTTCAAAAAAATTGTCGCTGTTTCCAACTTGAATTTGGCGGCCAATTGCGAATCTTGATGGGGCGATTTTCGTTTGAAGTTCTCCGTCTTCTCCTAAAACAATCGAACCCCTGTACTTCGCCACTACCTTATCAACGCCAGTTGTTCCGTCTATGATGTAAACTCCATCTGGAGCTATCAGCACTTTCCATTGGTTAGCACCGCCCAGAACATACAGCCCCTCATCCGTCAGGGCCAGGTGCGTATTGATGTAGTCTGCCATAGCCTCGTCCACTCCGCTGATTTCATAGTAGTTGCCGAGGCCCGCCTTGACTGGATTAACGACTGGATTATAAACATACGGGTCTGCCTCTGTGCCGCTACCGCTCCGTGTCCAGTATGTCTTCCCCGGAACGATGTCCGTGTCGGTTGTCAACGTGTAGGTTGCGTTTTCCTTTGCCCAGTCTAAAACGCCGATGACGTCCTGAACCGTGCTCAACCCCTTTAGAGCTCCGTTGGCCGAAGACTGTGCTGACTGCGCTGATGACAGAGCACTATCTGCCGAAGTCTGCGCCTGACTCGCCGCACTTGCCGCCGCTGCCGCGTCTGCCTTCGCTTCGCTCGCGCTGGTCTTCGCCGTTGAGGCGTCGGTGACTGCTTGCGCTGCCGCTCTTTCCGCTGTTCCTGCGCTGGCCTGTGCTTCCTCTGCACTTTGCTCCGCACTGTCCGCGGCGATTCTCGCGTTGATTGCGCTGTGTAGGGCGTCATTTGCGTTCGCGAGAGCCGTCTCGGCGGTCGAGTCGTCTGTCGGCGGATTCGTTGCGTTGCCGAGGAGGAATGCTCTCCCTCCCGCGACTCGAACCATGACAGAGTCCCCCTGCTTCGCGTTGATTGTCAGCTCTGCCGGAGTCTCTGCTACTCCGCCCGGGATGTGCACCCATGCCTTGCCGTCCTCGACTCTGGTGACTGTTGCTGTCGTGTCGTAGGGCCTCGTCTTTTTTTCGTCGCTCTCGCGGACAGCTTGTACGATTTCAGTTATTGTTTTGTCGCTTCTGTTGCTCATCTGTTAGTCCTCCGACAATTTTTCTGATGTTCTCGCTCCGTGGCCGAGGTCTATACTCTGACTCCGAACTGAAAACTTGCCGTTGAGTCCCTGGTCAGGATAGTACAGAGTGACGATGTCCGTCGGGCAGATTCCCGGCCAGAATCGCCGAGTATATTCCACTTCTTTTTTTAAGTTCTGTAATTCTTTGAGCCGCCTTGCTGCGTATTCCTCTATGCTCTCTCCGTCCGCGAGATCGACGTCCGTTTCTGTCGCCCAGACTTCGCGTCCTCTGTTGACCGTGCTGAATGCGCTCTCTGATGAATCATCCCGCGCAATTGCCGTCAGGTCTCCGTTGATTGCGAGTAGGACGTTCGGACAAGAAAACCAGTCTTCTGTTACTGTGACGTCGAGCTCAACGCAATCATTCTCGAGCGGGTCGAACCGTGCAGCCGCTTCCGTCGGGTAGGGCTCGATTGTGATTGTCCCGTCCCCTGTCAGCCGCAGCCGCCAGTTGATGGCCGCGAGTATTTTGTCGACCATCGAAAGGCTCGTCTCGCCTTCCTCTGCGATTATGGATGAAGTGAGAGCCGGAGCGTTCTCCGCAATCTTTACCGGAGCAGGCGTCGCCGAAAACAGCTGCTGAAGGATTGTCCGGCAGCTGACTCCCGTCGGTGCGTACCATCCCCGGAGCAGAGCCACGTCCTCGACGGGCTTCAATACCGAGTAGCACTCGAGCGGGCACGTTCTGAAGGCTCCGTTGTAGTCGTCCTTCGGAGATGAAGCGAGCCCTGTGAAGAGTGCTTCGTGCCCTGTCTCTCCGTTCTGGTCGACGTCGAGATAAATCCGAATCCACTTTTCCGTGGTTTCCGGATAGCCTAAACAAGTTATGTCCGCGGATTCCCGAAGGCTGTCGAGTTCTCTCTGAATTGAGCCCTCTATAATCTGGATCGTGGCGATGTCCCGCCACGTCGCGGGATCCACTTCGGCCATGTAGTATTGAGCACTATATCCTTTTGCCCAGTTCATTAGTTATGCCTCCTGATGTATTCGATTCCACTCTTCGAGAGTCATTCCGTCCAGCTCCTCCGGGTCGACTCGAGTGATTGAAAGCGAATACGTCGCTCTCACTGTCTCACGGTCGAAGTTTCTGTCTTCTGAAACTTGAATGTCGCACGGGTAGCTCGAACCGTCCACAGTCCTGATGTGACAGATTCCCGCCCATGCTGCGAGCCGTCTCATCGACTGCATAGATTCCTGGTCTTCCAGAGTTACCATTGCCGCTTCCAGCGATGATGTCATAGCGACGGCCGGGTTCCAGTCGCCCTGAACAGAACCGCCCAGGTATTTAGTCTCCTGAAAGTCTTTTTCCCAGCTGCTCTTGAGGCTGGAGTCATAGAGTAAATTCACCCGCCCGGTTCCGAAGTTCACGATTGAATAGATGAGGTCGAGGTAGTCCCCTTCGTCCTCTTGCGTGTCGAGCCAGGCCAGATGATTGTCTTCTGTTATGTAGTCCCCGTTCGCTGTCCGGAAGACGAATCTGTGCCCTCCGAATTCTCCTATCGAAGGAAACGGGTCGACGTAGGTTGTGCCGAAGGTTGCCCCCTCTACAATGAGCTGTGGCTTGTCTGCTGACAGTCGATAGATGTCGCAGACGTCGCCCTCCAGAGTTCCTTCCGGTGCGACCGGAGTCAGCAGCGCGATGAGCTGCTCCTCGTCGATTGTAACTGTAGCCTCCGGGATGATAGCCTGGTGCGTCCAATTGACGACAAAGTCGATTGTCGCTTCCGCCGTCTGTCCGAAGCCGTCCTGCACCGTTGCGATGATTCTGTAGGCTGCCCCGTCGTCAAGGTGGCCGATTAAATCCTCGAGAGCAATTGTCATCTGTCCGTCGCCGTTCTGGCGCCTGATGACGATCGTCTCGCCTTCGTAGCCGTTGAAAACGCTTTCGTCGGGTCTGTCCATCTGGTAGGCTGCCGACCTCTCAATGACGACCGTTGTCGTCGTTCCGAGTTTAGTTCCGGAGATTGTCAGATTCAGCGGCAGTTCTTTGAGCGCGAGCTGCGTGAACGGGTCGCCCTCTTCCGGTGCGATTGTCTCTTCGACGAGCGACGTCTCGCTGATAGTGAGTGTCAGCGGGTCTGCGATTATAAGATTAACCGGGTCGCTCCAGCCGTCCGAAAGATGTCCGGAAGCCGACCTAACCCTGACGACGAGCGAGTGCGTCTCTCCCGCCTGCCAGCCGAAGATTGACGGCTCGATAGTGGCGTATTGCGCCGTTCTTGTTTGTAGTAGTGGTGTGTAAACCGGAGTCGTCCCTTCGAGCGTCAATTCCGCGATTTCTGCGAAAGCCTGCGCGCTTCCGTCTGTCGTTGAGTATACCCAGGAAGCCGTGACAGAGCTGTCTTCCGTGATTACTCCGGCCGTTAATACCAGAACCGGAATCGCCGGAGCGGAAGATAAATCGATTTCTAAAATATTAGACCAAGGCCCGTATGTTATCCCGTCCCCGGTTTCGACGATGTATCTCATCCGGATGTACCAGGTGATTCCTGTCTCGAGCCCGCTGATGTTCCACGCCGACGCGTTGATGTTGCCGACCGTGTACATCGTCGGTTCGTCTGTGCTCTCCCAGGCGTCCTTATGGTCAGACCATGCAATCTGCGCGCCTGTCGCCTTATCCCACGACCATTGCCATGCGATTCTGATTGTCCCCATGACGTCCGTCGGGTTGACGGTGATGTTCCTCGGGAACTGCGGAACCTCTCCGCCCTGCGCGATTGAGTTTTTCGACCTCATGACAGGCCAGATGTCTGCCTGATCTGCACCGTCCGGTCGCTTGCTTGTCCGGTAGTTACCCGCGAATGCCTGAACAGAGAAAGTGATTCTGTTCGCCGTAGACCAGTTCGGAGCCTGGATTGTTATGCTGTTCTGACCGTGCGGAATCACTCCGATGATGTACCCTTTCGGATCCTTGTCCGTTGAGAAAGTGACCGCAAGATGTGAGTTCGGCACGCTCGAGTTGTTCTTGGCCGTTACTGTAGCACGGAAGGTCGACTGGTTGACTTCGACGCTGACCTCCGACGGGTCCGTCAGACTCCCGTAGGCCGCAATTACCGCATTGCTATAGTTCACTTGGCCGTCGTATAGGTTTTTAGTCCTTACGAAGAGGCACTCGTTCTCATCCAGGGAAGCCCCGACGTGGAACGAGCCTCTGTTTGCACCGGATCCACCTGTGAAGGCGGGCTCGACTTCCGTCCAGGAAGCCC